TTCAAGTCGTAATTTATAATTTTGATATACTTTTTCTTTATTTTGTTGAAAATGATGCATTAAACACTGAGTTTCATTTTTCTGGTTAAAATAAAAACATTCATTATCAATATTTTTTTGCGCATATTTCATTAAATCACAATTAGAAGCATTTTGACTTGGATTACAAATATTGCAATATAATAAATTACCAGTATGGTACATATATGACTTATTATTTAATAAAGGATCAAAATAACTACCAAGTTCTAAACATGTTAATGATTTATTTTTTTCAAACCATTCTTTACATAAAACACGACCTAATGGACCACAACATGTTAAAATAACACTATTTTCTGGAATATCATTTATTTTTTGTACAATACTTGCATAATCATTTTGAAAAGCAAATTTATCTGAAACAATATAGACTTCATCAATTGGAATACCAAATTTTTTTAAATTTTCTATATTAGATGCCATTTTCTCATTGCAAACCAAAATTTTTTTACGTTCATCTTTAAAAGAAGTTTGAAGACATTCTGTACTTACATTCATATTTGAGTTGATTAATAAATTTGCATATAAAACATAATCTTTATTTTTAGGTTCTATATAAGATTGAATTTTTTTATTTAAATCTGAATAGCATTTTTCACAAGGTAATCCTACATAATAATTTTCTTGTTCATATATTAAAGCTTCTTTTAATTTTTGAGACATAAGTTCACTAGACTTATCTAATCCTCTACTAAGACATGCATTTGGATTAATTAAAGCATTAATTTCACCATCATTCATTTTAATAAAACAAAAAGGTGTTTTTTTTTCTAAATGTTTTATAAGAATAATTATTTTATCCATTATTATAAAATATATACAAATAAAAGAAAAGTTTATTACGAATTTTATTTTTTTATTTTTTTAAATAAATAGTAAATAATAAATATAAAAATGACCATAAAAATAATTTTAGAATATGATAAATTTTATAATTTTTATTTAATAATTCATGTGCTATTGTTAAACCTGCAATACCCCTCCAATAATAATAACTTCTTTCATTACCATTAATTATGAAAAAATACACTATTTAAAAATTTAATCTTATAGTAAATACATGGACCAAATTCATTATGTATATATTTTAGTTAACAATAGTGAAAAATATAAAAATCATAGTTATATTGGCTACACAAATAATCCTAAAAGACGCATTCGACAACACAATTGTGAAATAAAAGGTGGTGCTAAAGCAACACATGGAAAAGAAAATGCATGGGAATTTGCTGTTTTAATAAATGGATTTCAAAATATGATAAATGCTTTAAGTTGTGAATGGAAAATAAAACATCCTGGTAAAAAAAAATATTATAAAATAGAAGGTAAAATAAAAACACTTAATGAAGTATTAAAACTTGAACAATGGACAAATAAATGTACAATTAAAAATAATGAATGTTTATATGATGTATTTGTAAAAGATGAATATATGCATCTATTAGAAATAGATTCATTACCTAAGAATATAAGTGTTCATAAAATGAGTAATCATCTTATCAATACATAGTAATTTTTAAAATAAAATTTATAAATAAAATTTATAAATAAAATTTACATAAAATAACTACTTATGAATGGCTGTTTTTTTTTAGGATTTTTTAATTGTTCTATTGTCAAATTTCGCATATTTTGAATATTTAAATAATAACTCATTAAACACTCTTCAATTTCTTTAATATACTTTTTATGAAGTTTCGTTTCATTTAACATATTTAATAATTCACTTACATTTGGTTTTTTCATTTCAATTTCATGAATATATGTTTTAATTATATCAAAATCAAATGGTTCAAAGAATAAACGTCGCGCTGCTTTATAATCAAAATCTTCTGGCACCTTATATTTTGGCATATTTTCAATATTTTCTAAAATACCTTCAATATTATCATATTTTTTTATGAGTTTATAAGCATTTACATGACCAATACCGTATATTTTACTCGTATAATCACATCCACATAATATACATAAATCTACAAATTGCTTATAAGTCATTTCTAAATTTATTAATATTCCTTCCAAACAATACTCTTGAATCATATTTTTATCAGAACTAAAATCCTTCAAAAATACTTGACAACCATTTGCCAATATATCCATGTCTTCTGTAATACAACAATCAATTATGTTTTTTTTACACAATACTGCTAATAATGATTCAGCCTCACATGGTGCATGAATATAATTTACACCAAAGAAATCAAATAATTGTTTACATTGATTAATATGTTCAGAACGAACAACAATTATTTTTTTTTCTATTTTTTCAATCTCTTCTTTAATATTAAATGTTTCACTCAAATATAAATTTATTTTATCTTCTTCTAATTTAAAATTATTGTTTTTTGAAAGAATATATTCCTTCATCTTATTTAATAATTGAGATCTATCTAAAATATTATTATTTTCAATAATAATATTAAGTATATCTTTTTTCATATACAAATATTCTCTTTTTAATTTACGTTCTGCTAATATTTCATCTTTTTCTTTCGGTGGTTTTCCATCAAATATAAAAAGAGGACAAATATTATTTTTTAAAAGTCTTAATATGAGTCGTGTTAATCCACCAACTAAATCATTATTATTATATAAATATTTATATAAAAATATGGATAAATCGATGCCAACAACCAACCCATTATAACAACTTAATTTACGTTGTACAATTGCTGTTTGACATTTATTAACTAATATACTTTTTAGGTTTTTGATTCCCATATATTTAGTTAGTTTTTAATCTTTAAACCATTTATGATATTCATTTTAATAAATCATTTTTTAAATAATTATAAATAATTTTAAATAATTATAAATTTAATTCATAACAAGTTAATTTTAAACTATTTGTTTTATTTTTATTTTTAATTATATAATCATTCATTTTTTCTATTTTTTGATTTATAAATTTTACAAATAATAAATTAAAAGATTGATTTACTTGATAGTTTGCATGACATTGATCTTTAAATAATTTTAAAAAATTATTTATATTTAAATAATTAATAATTTTAATTATATAGTACGAAAATACATTTGTTTTTTGTTTAAATTCTGAAACACAACCATGGCTTACTAATATATCTTCTATTTTATCAATATTATAATAATTTATTAATTTATTAAATATTACTAAATTATGCAATACCTCATTTTTAAAAATAGTATTCATATTTATTTTTGTAATAGTTGATATAAATATCATATGTATTAATGATGCAAATGTCTCAGTAAATCCTTCATTTAATAAAATTGGATATTTTGTGCATATTTTACTACTCATTTCTTTAACTCCCTCCCCCTGAATAATTTGATAATCAATAAAATTAGCATGTATTAGTTCATGAATTAATACTTTTAAACACTCCTCATTACGAAATAAAACAATTGGACCATTTATTTTTTCATCATATTGAACCGTGCAAAAAGCAGAATTACAATTTTCTTGATCAATATAACTATTTTTTTTTAATGGAATACTTTTTTTATCATATAAATCATAAAATATAATTTGTTGACTACAATGACTTCGATGAAATAAATCTTTTAGTGTTAATATTAAAATAAACATGTACATTATTTTTTCAGGTATTTTTTTGATTATTTTTTTATTACTTTTAAAATAAATAACATTATTTTCATAATGAAAAACATAGCAATATTTTAATTCCTTTATTTTCTTTTGAAATTTTTCAGCAATAAAGTATGAATCATTATTACTAATTTTATTTAACTCACTTAAATGAATATTACTTTCATTTATTATTTTACTGTTTTTTTTATAATAATAAATAAATTCTTTTTGAATTTTTTTAAAAAAAGCATTTTTACTTATTATTGGTATTTTTCGCTTTTTTAATATATTTTCTAATATATTTTCTAATTTATCATTTTCTAAAATACATTTTTTACTTGATTTATTTAATAAATCCATGCTTTACTAAATATAACAACTAAAAAAATAAAAAAAAAATGAATTTCAAATTTATTCTTGAAAAATATGTTCCCAGTTCACTTCAACAAATAAATTATTTTCTTCTGTTTCGACTGTTTCGACTGTTTCGACTGTTTCTTCTTCTTCAATCAATTCATTAATATTTTCATATAATTCATCTAATTCAGGTAATACTATTTTAATATTTACAAAAAGGTCTCCATATATCCATTCGTCATCTTCTTGATAAGGGATACCTTTATTTTTTATTTTATACAAAGAATTTCCTTTTAAATCTTTTAAAAATATTTTTTCATTATTTGGTAAATAAATAGAACAACTTTTATTTTTATAATATTCTTTTAATTCTAATTTCTTTTCATAAAATACATCAAAATTATTTACTCTTATAAAATCAGAACGTTCACAATGAAAATCAATTACTACATTTCCTTTTCCGTAAAATGTCTCATTGCCATTCCCTTTTAAAATAATTTCATTACTGTAAAGTGGTACTTCACAATTTACCTTTTTTTGTATAATTTTATTTTTTTTTATTTTATCTTTTGTATAACTTATTTTTTTTATTTTCTTTTCATAAATATCTTTCATAGATACATCTATCGAAATTTGAATATCTTCAATAGTTTCACCAATTCTTTCATCAATTCTTTCACCAATATTTTCATCAATATTTTCATCAATTACATTATTTTTTTGTTGAAATAAATTTTTAAGTATATCATTATTTTGACCAAAACTATGAACTTTTACATGAACATTAGGAACACTTTGACTAAATAAATTAGCTAAACCACCTCCGCCTGCTAATTGATTAATGACATTTCCTATATCAAATGTATTCTCATAATTCATTTCAAAATTTTTAAAATTATTTAAATGATCTTTAAAAATAGAATTAAACATTGCAAATGGGTCTTCGCCATTACTTTCAAAATGAAAACCACCCTCATCACTTCCAAACATATCATAATTTTTTCTCTTTATATCATCATTTAATATACTATATGCCTCAGATATATCTTGAAATTTATTTTTAGATTCTTCATTATCACCATTTTTATCTGGATGAAATTTTAATGCCATTTTTTTATATGCTTTTTTTATTTCTTCTTGAGTACAATATTTTGATACATTTAATATTTCATAATAATCTTTAGACATAATAATGATTGTAATTTATTAATTTTCTTTTAAATCCAAATTATGAATTAAAATAATCAATTGAATAATATAATTCTCTAAGTGAATAAAATATTTTCCTGTACAATGATTTAATGCATAATCACATTCAATTGTTCTTTTTAATATATTATCTAACAAATCATTTTTATCATTATTATCATTATTATCATTATTATCATTATTATCATTATTATCATTATTATCTAACTTTTTATATAAAATATTATTTATTTTGTATATAATATCACTAAAATCATAAAAATTAATAAATGCTTTCTCTAATAATGATTTTATTTTACTAACTTGAATGATATTTATATTTTTTGTAAAAATAATTTTTATTAAATCATCTAAAAAAATATAATATTGATTTTGGATGAATTCATTTGTTTCTAAATAATATTCTATACCATTGATTATATTGAAGAAATGATAATATCCTTGATAATAAATTTCTTTATTAATTATTTTATTTATGATTGTTTTACTTATTTTTTTTTTTTCATCAATCAGTATATTATTTATAAAATAAAATAATTCTTTTTTTTTCGGAGGAATTATTCGAATAATAACAAATCTACTTTTTATCGAATCAGGAATACAACTTAGCTTACTTGTTTCAAATATATATCTACTACTTTTAAAATTATTTTCAATTATTTTTCTTAAAAATAAAAAAGATTGCTGACATAATTTTTCAACATTTGTCATTACTATAACTTTTGGTATATCTAGTCCAATATTTCGGGTTTCTACATATTCTTTTAAATAATTACTAAAAAATAAACGTTCATTATTTAACAATTCAATACAATCAATCTCTATATGATAAATACTTGAACGAAATTTAAATGTCTTTTTATCTATTTCAATAGTATTGTGTTTTAAATTATAAACTTTTTCATCAAATATACTACATAATAAAGCATAAATTTGAGTTGTTTTTCCAGAAGATTTAATTCCATTGAAAATTAAATTTTGAAAAGAATCAATGTGTATATATTTATATTTAATTATATAACTATTTTTTATGATTAAATCATCTAAATTTGGTTTTTTATTTATAATATTTATACTCATTTAACTAAATAAATTCATAAAGATAATTATAAGTCAATTATTTTTAAAATATCTTTTATTAAACGATTTTTATATTTTACTGAACTCATATTTAATATATATTCTTGGTTTTTTAAAAATAAATCCATATCATCCTCATAATCTTCAAAATTATTTATTTGTAAATAAAGGTGTGAAATATTACTTACTATTGTATTTTTTATATAGTTTGTATTTTCATCATCATTATGCATAGCACCATTTAACCAATATTGAAAATTATTTTTAATATTTCGAATAGAATAACATGTTTTTGGTATTTCATCAATATATTTTAATTTAAATAAAATTAAATCCGATTTTAAACAATGTTCATGAAGACATTTTTTTACAATTTTTAAATCAATAATTATTTTTTCTGGTTTTAAATCAATATAATCGAAATTTTCAACAGATTGAAAACTACTAACTTTTTCTAATTTAAAAGGCTCTAAATTATGTACTGATTTATTTTTTTTTAATGATATAGTAGATATATTTTTTACGAAATTATTTTCTTCATCTGAATCAACATTTTTTTGAGAATCAATTAATTCATTCATTTCATTATAATCATGATATTGATATTGATTATTTTCAATCATTTCTTCAGATGGTATTTTTAAAGATTTTTTTAAAAAAAGTATATCTTTATTAAGTTTAACTAATTTATTGTCAATATGATTAAATTTATTTTCAAAAATACGATTACTTAATTTATATTCATTATTGATTTCTGATAAATTTTTATTTATATCATTTAAATAATTTTCAATAGTGACTAAGTTAAGAGATTTTAATTTTTTATCAAGCGCATAATTAACTTTTGATATTATTTTTTTTGATTCATTTTCTAAAATTTTACTCATTATTTCTTATTCATTTTTAATTTTTAAATAGAATGTATTTAAAAAAATATATAGTAAACTATATTATGGCTTGTCATTATTGTCACTCATGTGAACATAATATAAACGATTGTCCTAACATTATTTGTCGTTATTGTAATGAAGTTGGACATCCAAAATGGTTATGTAAAAATAAAAATAAAAAAATTGATAAAAATGATAAAAATGATAAAAATAACAAGCCTAAAAAAAATAATGAAAAAGATATTTCTTATTATTTAAAATTAAAAGTAATAAAATGGAGTGAAATAATTTATATGTAAAGTAATGCAATTACTGAATATATTTTTATATTTTTTTAGAAAAATATATTATTATCAATTAACATTTATGTTAAGAATAGCTCATAGAGGATATTCTTCTTTATATAATGATAATAATATAATATCATTTCAAAAGGCAATTGAACATCATTTTGATATAATTGAAATGGATTTACAACTCAATAGTGAAAATGAAATCGTCATTTTTCATGATAATAATATAAATAATAAGTTACTAAAATATGTAAATAATAAAGAAACACAAGAATATAAATTAGTGTTTTTTAAAGATTTTTTTAAAAATATTGATTTACCTAAAAATATGAAACTTTTATTAGACTTAAAAGGATGTGATGATAAATTAGCAATAATATTATATGATTTTTTGATAAACAATAAAATAAATCTTTCTCAAATTATAATAGGTAGTTTTAATTTAGATTATCTAAATTATATAAATAAACAATTATTTAAAATACCTTTGGGATTTATTACAGCTAATAATGATTTTAACATAAATTCTTTTTTATATAATAAAATAAAATATATAATTGTAGATATAACTAATATATCAAAAAGAAAAATAAATAAATTAAAACGTCATAATAAAATAATATTTGCTTATACATGTCATAATGAATGTGAATTGGAATTATTTCAAAATAAACATTTAGATGGTATTATATCAAATATAAAAATAGATTAAATAAATCCCCATACTTCATCTTCTTTAACATTATTTGGATCACAATCTTTTACTACTAAAAATCTTCTCTCAGTATTATTTGAACATACTTCTCCTTTACACCCTGGAACATTTGTGGTTAATTTATTAACTTCTGGTTGAGTAAGACCAATGCATTTTAAATTTTGATTGTTTTGATTTGTTGAAATCAAACGATTGCTTGCATTATCCCATGACCAATTTTGATTAGGATTGTCTGTTTTACATTCAGATATAAAAAGTTTATTATTTTTATTATCAAATGTTAAACAATTATCATCAAATCTACTTTTAAGTTTACTATCATCACCTAATATCCAATCTTGATAAGATGCATAAGGAATAATAGAAGACATAAAACTTAAACTTTGTGCATTATCTGTTCCTTCTGTTCGTGTAGCAATATATTCTGGAACAAAATTATTTGATCCCTTTTTATGACTTCCTAATTTATTTGCTAATTTTCCAGTCGCAATATAACTTCCACCAGTAGGACCGGATGGACCTTGAGGACCTATTGGTCCTACTAATAATGGACTTTGAATATTAATTAATTTTTGTAATTCTTGTTTTGAAACTTGAGATATCATATTTGAAACTTCTGATTTTTGCTTATCATTTAATCCCATTTTATCGTATTTTATCTTATCATCATTTTCGTTCCATGGATTTGTATCAGAATCTTGAAAATTTTCAATCAATGATATTTTGTATAAAGGGTAATTTTTTTCTTTATTATTATTAATATTTTTAAAAAATATAATAATTAATAATACAAATAAGAATAATAATATAATACATAAAAGTTTATTAATCATATAATAAAAGAAGATAATTTATTAAGAAATTAAAAATTTAAATTTTTAGAAAATAAATATTTTTTAATCATTTATTATGACACATTTATACATCATAATATAAAAGTAAATAAAACCTTTCAAGAGTTATTAAAAAATAATAAAAAATAATAAAAAATAATAAAAAATAATAAAAATAAAATTTTAGATTTTATTGATAAATATACAAATATTTTATTATTTAATAAATTTATTTTTAATATAGCATGTAGTCATTGTAACTTAGAAATAGTTAAACTAATATTTGAAAAACTACATAATAAATTAATTAATTTTAAAAATGGTTTATTTAATTGTATTCATCAAAATAATGAAGAATTATTTGAATGGTTAAATTCAAAATATAAAACAAATGATTTTTATATATTTTTAAGATATTGTATAGTTATTACACATACCGACATTTACACCTTTGCATATTTAAAACGCTGATTTTTAAATAATTACTACTTAAAGAAATATAAAAATATAATATTAGCAATGAATAGCAATGAATAGTAAGAGGTCTATAAAGATTTGTTCATTAAAGGTTTGAATTATTACGATGACAATCGGTTAAGCTATATGCAAAATAATTCTTTTTTTACCTTATAAAACTTCATATCCGTTTCAAGACGGATACTAACCAAATTTTTACATTTTTGTTTATTTTTTTGTCGTTAAGTCGGCGTTTTAAATGTACAAAGGTGTAAAATATTTACATCATTTAAATCATATTGATTTACATAAAAATAATAATGAATTATTTTGATTTACCTTATTTTGAAATAGCATGTAATTCAAATAATGCTGAACTTATAACTTTTTTAGATTCAATCTTATATTATTAACATTATAAAAATAAGTACAAAACAACTTCTTTTTTTTTGTAAATAAAAGTTCTTTAGTACTTTTAAAAAAATTGAATATATTTTTAATTAAAAAATATATTTAGAGATAAAACGACGAATTAAAATATGTCAATGTTTGGTGATCAAGAAATTAAAGTTCCTGACGAGTGTTATTGTCCTATTACTGG